TTAAGTTCTAAGGGATTCTCAAATGAGGATGTCGCAAGAATTTATGATTCAAGATATTTTGATGTGATTATGGATGGTATGAACTTTAATAAATCTAAATCAGTTAAACCTAATTTAGTTTCTAAAAAAGTTAAACCAACTACTAAGTTTGTTAAGTCAGGCATTAAAAGTACAAAAGAAGAATTAAACTCTAAGTCTAGGTTGAATCAAATCAAGACGCTTAAGAAATCAGGAAGTCCAAAAGACGCTACTGATCTTTTATTGCGTTATTTATAAACAATAACCTACTAAGGAGATAAACAATGGCTGTATATCAAACATACCAAACAGTCGGCATAAGAGAAGATTTGGCAGATATTATTTATTCAATATCACCAACTGAAACACCTTTTATGTCTGGCGTTGCTAAAACAAAAGCAACAAACACTTCACACCAATGGCAAACAGACGCATTAGCTGATGTGGCTGCAAATGCTGCGGTTGAAGGTGCTGCGATTTCTTATGGAACTCAAAGTGCGACAACTAAAGAAACTAACTTTACTCAAATCTCTACTAAAGCTGTTCAAGTATCAGGAACTAATGATGCTGTAACATCTGCTGGTAGAAACAATGAGTTAGCTTACCAAGTAGCAAAAGCTGCGAAAGAGTTAAAAAGAGATATGGAAACTGCTCTTTTATCTAACAATGCTAAAGCTGCTGGAGACGCTACAACTGCAAGAGAACTAGGTGGATGCCAAACTTGGATTGAAACTAATGTTGATGCAGGTGCTGGTGGATCTGGTGCAGGTAATGGTGCTGCTAGAACTGATGGTACTCAAAGAGCTTTTACTGAAGATCAGTTAAAAGGTGTTTTGAGAAGTTGTTACAATGAAGGCGGAAACCCTAACATGATTATGGTTGGTGCTTTCAATAAACAAAAACTATCAGGCTTTACTGGTGGATCTACAAGATTTGACGCTGCTGAAGATAGAAGATTAATTACTTCTATTGATGTATATGAGTCAGATTTTGGAACTATGCAAGTAGCTCCAAACAGATTCATTAGAGGTGCTAATGGTACTGCTGCTAAAGTAGGTCAAGATGCTCTTGTATTAGAGATGGACTACTGGGCAGTTTCTTTCTTAAGAGATTTTGCTTTGCAAACTCCAGCTCAGACTGCTGACGCAGATCAGAGATTTATGGTTGCTGAGTACACTCTTGAGTCAAGAAATGAAAAAGCAAGTGGAATGGTTACAGACTTAACTACTTCATAATAAATAATTTGTGGTGGGGGAGAAATCCCCCATCATATTTAATCAACAATTTTGTTTGGTCTTTGAAGATTTATTTAAAGTCGGAACGAAGCAAATAAAAAGGATAAAAAATGAGAACATTAAACGACTATTTTATAACAGCTGAAATTGAAGATGTATCAACAGCTTCATCAACTTTTGTTGCTGTACCTGATGGTGGAAAAATTGTAAAAATTTTTTCTGCTAATCAAGCAACTATTACTGGTACTGCCGCACTTTCTTTTGAAATCGGTGGAACAGCAGTTACTGGCGGTGGAATTTCTATCGTAGCTTCAGGCTCTGCTGGTGCAATAGACACAGCTGAACCTACTGGTGCAAATACTGTAACTGAAGGTGGATCTATCGAAATGATTACTGATGGTGGATCAAGTAATACTTCAAAAGCAGTTGTAACTTTTGTAATTAGAAGATAATAAACACATGGGGGATCTTGCCTAGCGGTATTTCCCCCTAATTAATTAGGAGAAAAACTATGAGTTTTAATTATGGATTAAGACCTACTACTCATCAAGGAATAACAAGCACAGGTACAAGTTCACAATCAAGTGCTTTTGGTTCTCAAACTGAATATGTAAGAATAGCATCTACTGCTGATATTTATATTTTATTTGGTGCGAACCCAACTGCTGTATCTACTGCTGGTTCTTCAACAATCTTTATACCTGCTGATCAACCTGAAATTTTTAAAGTTTCACCTGGTGAGAAAGTTGCTGTGATTGGTAGTGCTGAAGTTTCAGTTACTGAAATGTCTGGCTAATGGCTAAACAAAAATTTACCCATTTTATACCAAGAGATAAGCCTAAAAAAAGAGGTGCAAGACAACACAAGAAATCTTTGAATAAATCAGAGAAAAGACAGAAGAAACAAAAAAGATATAAAGGTCAAGGCAAATGAAAAAAGATATAATTTTAGATGGATTGCAAAAAACAACTTACATGAAAGATGACATGGAAGGTAAAATTGCAGTTAAAGAAGAAGTTAATATTGATTCACACCTAAAGCATAACAAAGAATTGCTAAATATGAATGATGGCTATTCTAAATCAAGAGATTTGAAAAGAGTAGCCAGTATTCCAACTATTGCTTTAAGTGTCTGGGCAAATGAGTATAATGGTGATAGTAATTGGTTTGGACTACCACCAGAAGTTCAAAAAAAAATATTAAAAGAAAAATTAAATAGCAGCGAATTTAGATATTTTAGAACTGCTGAAGGAAAATTATAATGGCACTAGCAAATTATTCAGATTTAAAAACATCAATCGCTAACTGGTTAAACAGATCAGATTTAACAACTGAGATAGCAAATGATTTCATAGTATTAACAGAAGCTGATTTTAATTCTAAATTAAGAATTAGAAAAATGAATACTTCAACTTCTATTACAATAGATTCAGAAACAGAATCTATACCAAGCGACTTTTTACAAGTAAGAGATTTTTTTATTACAGAAGGTGGAACTAAATACTCATTAAAATATATTACTCCATCTCAAATGGATCAAATTAAAGGTAGTTCTACATCTGGTATGCCATCAACTTATACTATAATAGGAGATAATTTTAGATTTGCACCTACTCCATCTGGTTCTTATACCGGTACATTAAATTATTATGCAAAGTTTCCAGCTTTATCTGACACAAATACTTCTAACTATATATTAACAAGTCATCCAGCTATATATCTATATGGTTCATTATATCATGCTGCTAATTTTTTAGGGGGTGTTGATCCTCAAAGACTTCAACAATGGCAAGGAATGTACACAACTGCTATGGAAAGACTTGAGAGAAATGATAAAGAAGATCAGTATGGAAATGCACCATTACAACAAAGAGGTGATGTAACTGTTGCAAGTTCATTTAACGATAAATATGTTGCAGTAACAAACAATAACCAATAGGAGAATAATGCAAATACCTTTTGGAGAATGGCTACCTGACCAACCAGAGTATAATAATCCTGGTGCAAACACAGCTAACAATGTTTATTTTGCAGCATCTTCTTATAAAAGATTTCCTTCATTAGTTAATTATTCTACAAACAACATAGCCAAAGATAGTAGAGGTGCAGGTTCATTTAGAGATAATTCTAATACTGTATTTAATTTTGTAGCAACTAATTCTGACATACATCAATTAGCTTCAGGAACATTTACATCAAGAAAATCTGGTTTAACAGGTGGCAATACAGATTACTTTACATTTACACAATTTGGAAATTATATCATAACTAGTAATGGTGTAGATGCACCTCAATATTATTTAATGGGTACATCAACTAACTTTGCAGATTTATCATCAATTGCAACATCAGGTACTGTTCCAACTTTTAAAGTATCAGGTGTAATTAGAGATTTTTTAGTAACTGGTAATCACACAAATAATTCAAATAGAATACAATGGTCAGGTATTAATGATATTTCAACTTGGGCAAGTGGCACTAAACAATCAGACTTGCAAGACCTACCAGGAGCAGGTGGTCAGATAACCCACATAACCTCTGGAGAGATTTCTTATATTTTTAGACAAAACCAAATAGTTCGTATGGACTATGTGGGTGGTGCAACTGTATTTAGACTTTCAGTAATCTCACCTAATAGAGGTGCAGTATTAGGTAGAACTGTTTGCCAAGATAATCGTAGAGTTTTCTTTTATGCAGATGATGGATTTTTTGAACTGAATGGCGATCAAGTAATTTCTATTGGTGCAGAAAAAGTTAATAGATTTTTTGATTTAGATTTAAATAAAGCATTTACAGATAGAATTTGTGCAGCTGTAGATCCATTTAATCAATTAGCTATGTGGTTATATCCATCTGCTAGTGACACATCTAATACTACTGGTATTTGTGATAAAGTAATTATTTATAATTATGCTACTCAAAAATGGAGTACAGCAGATGCTAGTGCTAGTACCATATTCTCACAATTCGTTGGTGCATATACTGTAGAATTAATGGATTTGATTTCAGGAAACTTAGATAATATTAATATTGCATTAGATACTGACTTTTGGAATGGTGGACAAAGATATTTAGGTGCAATTGATAGTAGTTACAAAGCAGCTATTTTCTCTGGAACAGATAATGAAGGAACTATAGAAACTAGAGAAATGGAGTTGTTTCCAGGACATAGAAGTAGTATAGTAAATGTTAGACCTATTGTGGATGCTACATCTACAGTAACTATTCAAAGTAAAGAACGATTAGCTGATACATCTACAGAATCATCTTCTTCTACAATGGTTGCTAGTGGAGATAATCCAGTAAGACAGTCTGGTAGATATTTTAAAATTAAAGTAAAAACACCATCTGGGTCTGTTTGGACTCATGCTCAAGGTGTTGATGTAATTGCTTCAAGAATTGGTTTGAGATGACAGAAAAAACTGATATAGATAATGTTAGATATAGTTTTGAAACACAAGAGTTCTTTCAAAGACAAATTGAAGAAGCTATCAATACATTAATAAATGATAGAAACAAAGAAAGCGATAAGGCTTTCTCATGGTTTATAGGAGATTAATATGGCAGGAATAAAAGATTATTCAACAACACAGGCAAACAATACATCACTTAATGGTATCTCTACTGCCGAAGGGATGCTACCTTCCAACTTAAATAATGCCATTAGAGCATTAATGAAAAATACTAGAGATTGGTATAATGATTCACAATGGGTAGAATATGGTGATGGTTCAGGTACTTATACTGCAACTTATGCAAGTGCCACTTCTTTTACAATAGATGGTGTTGATGTAACTTCTTTCTATCATGCTGGAAGAAGAATTAAATTAACAGCTTCTACTCCAGGAACTATCTATGGTACGATTGCTAGTTCATCTTTTTCTACAAACACAACAGTCAATGTAACTTGGGATAGCGGTTCATTATCTAATGAAGCTATTTCTAATGTTTATGTTGCGGCACTTTCAAAAACTAATTCATCTATACCAACTGAAATTATTGGAACATCTAATATTTCTGATGGTGCAGTTACTACCGCTAAAATTGCAGCAGACGCAGTTAATGGAACTAAGATTGCAGATGACAGTATAAATTCTGAACATTATGTAGATGGCAGTATTGATACTGCACATATTGCAGACTCACAAATCACAACTGCAAAGATTGCTGATACAGCAATTACTACAGCAAAAATTACAGATGCAAATATAACAACAGCAAAAATTGCAGCAGATGCAATTACAAATGCTAAAATTGCTGATGACTCAATTGATAGTGAGCAATATGTTGATGGATCTATAGACACAGCTCACATAGCAGATTCACAAATTACAACTGCCAAACTAGCAGACAATTCAGTTACAAGTGCAAAAATTGTAGATGGTTCTATTGTTAATGCAGATGTAAATGCTAGTGCAGCGATTGATGCAACTAAAATACATGATGGTACAATATCAAATACAGAGTTCGGATATTTAAATGGTGTATCATCTGCAATACAAACTCAATTAGATGCTAAACTTACAGCATCAAATAATTTATCAGATTTAACAACTGCCTCTACAGCTAGAACTAATTTAGGATTAGGAACTATTGCAACTCAAAATGCAAATAATGTTTCAGTAAGTGGTGGTAGTATTACAGGTCTTGGTTCTCCATCTGCTAGTTCAGATGCAGCTACTAAAAATTATGTAGATCAAGCTGTTGCAGGTTTAAGAACTAGAACTATTGCTGAATGTGCTTCTACAGGAAATGTAAATTTATCTAATGGTTTAGAAGCAGGAGATTCTATTGATGGTGTTACTCTTGTTGCAGGAGATAGAGTTTTATTAAAAGATCAAACTGATGCTACAGAAAATGGATTATATTTAGCAGTATCAAGTGGTGCTGCATCAAGAGATCCAGAACATGATACAATTGCTGAGTTATCTGGTGGAATGGTTGTAGTCAATCAAGGTACTGCAAATGACAATAAAATATTTTTATGTACTACTGATAATACAGGATCAGTAGGTTCAACTAATATTACCTATACTGTTATTACTCCATCTAATGTTGGAACAGTAACTTCAGTAGGAGTAGCTGATTCAGGTTCTTCAGAATTTACAGTAGCAAACTCACCAATTACTTCATCAGGTACTATTACACTAGCAGTTAATTCAATTGCTAATACTAAAATTTCTGGATTAGGAACTGCATCTACATTAAATGTTGGAACTTCTGCAAATAATGTGGTACAACTTGATGGTTCAGCAAAATTACCTGCTGTAGATGGTAGTCAATTAACAAACATAGATGCAGCTTCAGCTGGATTTGC